GTCTTTCTGTCGTCAGCCATTGCCCGCACCCACATGACTGAGGGTCGGCTTACCTTCTCACGAAGACTAGTCGGTAACTCTTTAGTCATAAGAGTCACACAACTAATGAGTGTTGATAATGGTGTTTCCACGTCCATTGCCCATTCTAGGAATCCCTTCCTAGTTGAAACAATGTGCGGAATACCAATCTCTGCATTCCGATCACGCAGCAATTTTAAAAATGGTTCTAAAGCCATTCTTAATAATCTGCGGTCAACAATGTTGTTTGTGGCCTTGGATATATCGTCATCAGAAATGTTAACGACTACCCTATAGGCCTCAAATGCTCGGTACGCTAGGTATCTACGGAAAGTATTGGAACTTCCTCGTAATACCCCAGCTAGAGCTGTGTGACCCGGTTTCCCGAAGCCACCCAGATAAACTGGAACTTCTAGAAGCTGTTCAAGAATATTGGCCTCCTTCGGCCAGTAGTCACTGAAAATCTTTTTCAGTGTCTTAGCAGAAAGGACTCTTCCGAACCTATTTCTAATCTCGTGATAGAGTAATGGGACTTGTGTCCAATTACCTAATGCGGATTTGTAGATTCGTAGAGAAGAGGGAGTAATGTCCTTACCATTGATGAAATATGCCTTGGCAAATTCCGCAATGATAAGGTCCCTAGATTGGGAGACCCTTGACTTAGTCAAGTTGATCTTCCCGCCAATACTACCCATGATAATCTTGTATTTATCACCGGCAGCCTTGTCGAATATAACCATGTCATCTCCAATGATGGCATAGAAGTTTCGACCTGGTCTTCCATGAGCTAACTCGTAGGCGTGATTCACCACACAGTGATGAAGTAGAGCAAACGAGACAAAAGATGAGTAAAAACCCATCGGTTGCCCGACAGCATACTTAACTACACCTTCTTTTCCAGAAGGGAGTACATAGTGAAACTGTCTGTCACTGAGTAACTTGAGCCAAGATGGCCCTAAGTTACCTGGTAGAACTCGATCAATGATCATCGCCTTTAAATCAATAGGCAATCGATCGGTAGCATTAGATAGGTCAAAAGAAGCAGACCACTTCGCAGTGGCGGTCTTCAATCTGACCCACTCTTTTCCACCCTCCTGATCAAACGTCCAGTCTCCTGGAATTGATCTGAGGATTTCCGCAAGGGAATCGTGGATTGGCTTTAGAGTCGACTGGGAGATGTAATCTCCCTGTGCGATTACTCGTATCTTACCTGATTTCTCAGGTAAGAAGACAACGCGACCAGATTTATATTTAGTGTCTGACGACCTAAATACATCTGTAATGGATTCGAC